GGTCTTTATTGATCCACTTTATGATCCATTGATTCCGGGATCGGTAGATCAAAGTCAGACAACAGTGGTGACTACAGAGATCGGATGTCTATCTCGCAGGTCGATTGTGTCTGCCGGACAGTTCGTCTTTTTTTTGTCTGCCAACGGGGTGCAGATGCTGACTCCTCAGTTGGACCTAAAGCTGCTCGGCAACACGGTTCCACTGTCTGAGCCTATCGCAGATTTCTTTGAGAACGTAAACTATACCTACGTCTCAAACGCAGTGTCTGCTTTTTATGGCAACAGATTTTACATGGCAGTTCCTTGGAATGTTCCGGGAAAAGCCAATATTGCATGCCCTGCGTTTACTGTTGGCCAAACACAAACTGTCACAGCTACAATAACCTCAGGTATTGCACTTCAAGCAGGACAGACGTATTCTTTTCAGATAGTAAAGCCAGAGTCTCTGACAGATGCTGCGTATGACTTTCTGTTTGGATTAAAGACGGTCGCCGCAACGGGGCTGAACACGTTTACTTATTCTGCGACTGCTGTAACAGCCGTTTCAAGTCGGACCATTGAGTCCACTAATGTGTTCAGAACCTTTTCACGCAACAATAGAATGATCGTCTACAACACGCTTAACCAAGCGTGGGAGTCTGTAGATCATTTCCAAGATGAGTTTTTCTTGGACAATCTTGTTTCGTGCGCTTACATAAATCAACGCAGGTTGATGATCTTGATCAACTTTAATGGAGTTACTGAGTACGGCGGCGTATTTTTGGCAGAAGAGCAGCCCTATGGAGACGAGTTTACGTCTTCAACTCCCGGCACGCCAGTTTTGCCATTTAACTTGATTCCGCAAAGTGATCAAATTACTGAGTCCACAATTACTGGTGGACTTCAAAGCTTTTCTCGAATTGATGCTTCCATTAAAACACGAGAGTACACAATGGGTTCATTGGGTGAAAAGCGATACAATCGAGCAGAGTATCAATTCAACAATGTCCAAAATGATTCTGTAAGCATTGAGGTCACAACGCATGACCCAGACGCTTTAGAGACTGTAATTAACTACACCTTTTCTGGCACAACAGACGGCACCTTGCGGCCAAGAGTTGCGGCAAGGGGTAGTAGCGCAGATACCACAATTGTTTTTGTTGGTGGAAGACCAGCATTGAAAAGTGTTGCAATGCACGCTATGGTCGCAAGCAGACCGATGATTTCGCAGGAGTAAATATATGGCTCAAATTGAAAGTAATATTGTTTTTAATAACTTTCCGGGCAGTAACTCGCAAGTTACAGCGGATCTATTGAATGACCATGTAAACAATGCAAAGCTTGTTTCTGGCGCAATAGCCGATCAAGTCTCTTCTGCTCCTGTAGGATCGGACTCCATCTTAATTCAAAGAACTACGTCTTTATTTAAAGCCACGATTAATCAAGTTATTGACCTGATATCTTCGTCGTTTTTGCTTAAGTCCGGCGGCACAATGACGGGGGCACTAACCTTAAACGGACCTCCAACTTCGTCCAATCAAGCCGCCACAAAGGCTTATGTGGACTCAACTGCTATCTCAGTCCCTATTGGTTGCATTATGATGTGGGGTACAGTAACGCCGCCAACAGGCTGGCTAGAGCTAAACGGACAAGCAAGTCCACCGTCTTTGCAGGCACTTTACGGATCTGTTTTACCAGACATGCGGGGATACTTTCCTCGTGGTTGGGCGCACGGAGTTGGGCCTGACCCGCAAGTAAGTCGGCTTATATTGAGCGATCAACCTCAAGCCATGCAAACGCATACGCATGATTATACAAGAGCAGATGGCCAAACGCTACTTTTTACTCCGGGGTCGAATGCCATAAGTCAGATTGGCAGTACCTCAACCGTACAGACTTCAGCACCTACTGGAAATGTCTCTCCAACTGAAACTCGCCCTGTCAATAGAGCCGTAATGTTTATCGTGAAGTACCAATGACCGTTGCTGAATGGGAACAAGTCATAGACACGTTATATGAGCAATGCCTTCACAACCTCAAGCTTCTTGGACAAGTCTCCAGAGATGACGTTGATGGCTATCTTAGCTTTTACGGTGTCCATGACAGTATTTACATTGCTCGGCGTGACGGCATTATCACAGGCATTGCAACCACACATCCCGGCGTTAGCGACTTCAACTGGAAATGGCGCAAGCCTAACGGCATTTGGACAATCCATATGGCATGGTCTAGTGAGCCAAGTGCAGTTCTTGAAATGTTCAATCAGGGCTTTGCTCGCAAGTCGCCAATCACACAACTTTGGGCATGGAAATATGACCATGCAGTTCAGATTACTCCTAGAAAATTAGAAAGATTACTTTATGGGCGGAGGTAAAACTCAAGTTGTACAGCAGCCAGAAGCTCCTCAATATCAGGAGTCGATGCGGTCAATTTTGCAGGCGCAGATTGATTTGGCTCCAGAGGTCTATGCTAGAGAGGCACAGTATCAGCCTTTGTATCAAAGCCTTCAAGACCGAATGTCATTGCAATCGGCTCAAAGCCAGATTGACATGTACAAACAACTTCAGCCTGCCTATTCGCAGCTAGAAGAGAATTACATGAAGAGCCAGCAGGAGGCGCAACTGCGTGGCTTGCAGGAGCGTGCTTTGCCATACGCTCAAGCTTTTCAAAAGATACAAGCAGATACAGCAAGGCAAGCAGCCCGAGATCAGATAAGCTTGTATAAAGAACTTCAGCCTGAGTACTCGCAGCTAGAAGAAACGTACATGAGGGACCAACGGGCGGCGCAACAACGCTCCTTACAGGATCAGGCCCCCGGCTACGTTCAGGCCTTTCAGAAGGCTCAAGGTGTAGCTGGCATCAATGAAGCCCTTCAAGGTTATGCTCAACAAAAATTGGCCAACTTAAGTGCCAACGGAACTGAGTTGTCGCCAGAAGAGCAGCGTATGGTTGATCAGCAGGCTCGCGCTGGTTTTGCTGCTCGCGGCACAGCTCTTGGCTCACAGTCTAACCTTACGGAAGTGCTCAATCGCTACAATGCTCGTCAAGCACGCGAACAGCAGCTTGTAGCCCTCGGCACTGGCCTTGGCGGCTACTTCCAACAACAGTCAGCTCCCGCACTATCGTCATTCTACAGTCAGCCCATGTACGCCGGAGCATTTGCTGGCCAGGCATCAATGGGTCAACAAGCATCTGCGCCTGCACTTACGTCGTTCTACCAGCAGCCTATGTATGCTGGCAGCTTTAGCGGCCAAGCAGCGCAGAACGCAATAATGGGTCAACAGCAAGCAGGTGCGCAATACTTCAATCCTGAGTCGCAGACTGGCATGGGGGCAATTTACGGTGCATACAACGCCCAATCGCAGTACGCTGCTGGCACAGCGCAAGCAAGAGCGGCAGAACGTGCTGGACAGAGTCAAATGATTGGATCAATTGCTGGCGGCGCTGCATCTGCGGCTGGAATGGCTGCGGCTGTATGTTGGCTGGCTAGGGCTTGTTTTGGAGTAGAAACAGACCGCTGGAAAAAGTTCCGTTCAAACATGGTGAAGCATGCTTCGCATGAGTTTATTGCCTGGTACTTGAAGAATGGACGAAGACTTGCTGAGAAAATTGAAAATTCAGTGCTTGCTAAGACAGTTGGAAAATTGATCTTAATGGGCCTTGAATTTAAATGGACACACTAAAAATAAGACTAGAAGGTGCCCAGCGGGCATGTACTCCAAAAGAAACAATTGCCAGAATGACTCCGCACTTTTATGCGGCTGGCATTACAAGAGTTAGTGAAATAACTGGATTAGATCGAATTGGAATTCCGGTTGCTCAGTGCATACGCCCAAATGCAAGGTACTTGTCTGTTGACTCAGGAAAGGGAGCCACGCCAGACGCTGCTATTTGCAGTGCAATCATGGAGGGATTTGAGCGGCATGTTGGAGAGACTGCTGAGCTTGAGCATATTACCGCTCCAATTAACAGGCTTACAAAAGCAGAGATTCGCTTTCCACTTTTAAATGGAGCGGTCTATAACACTCTCGTCCCCATCAAGTGGTGTGAGGCTGCTGGAATTCACAGCAAGAAAAGAACGCTTATTCCGCATGCCGCAGCCGCTCTTGCATTGGGGGAATGGAAATACAATTTTTTAGAAACATGCTTTGCTCCTTCAAGCAACGGCCTTAGTAGCGGCAATACGCTTGAGGAAGCCCTTTGCGGTGGCTTATATGAAGTCATTGAGCGAGATCAAGTGAAGTGCGCGTTTCACGGCGAAAAGTCATTGAAGCGAGTAAACATTGGATCTGTTAAAGATGAAGTGCTTGGATCTTTGATTGAGAAGTTAAAGTCGCAATCTTTGATGACCGTCTTGTTTGACTGTACGGGAGACATAAAAGTGCCTACTTACACGGCATATATTTACGACGCAGAAAATGACATGCAGGCTTACCGAGGATATGCCGCGCACCTAGATCCAGAAATTGCTCAATGCCGCGCCATTTGCGAAGCGGTACAGTCACGATTGGTGTATCTCTCTGGAAGCAGAGACGACCTTAACCATGAGAAGTTTTTAAAATACAAAAGTGAACAAGCAAAAAAAGACATGGCTACACTTGTGGCATGGAGTGAATATGTCAGCAGTACTGCACATGAAAACGACAGCACAGACTCATTCCAGCAGGACATTTCTGTTATCTTAAACAAGCTAAGTGACGCAAATCTTCCAGAGCCGCTAATTATTGAGTTTAAACATAAATACCCATGTAGTGTTGTTAGGGTAATGATTCCAACGCTTGAAGGTTACCTTAATAATCATATTCAATACGGAGGACGGGCATGAAGATATTTATAGGGCCAACAGGCAAGGGACTTGATTTGTCTGGGCTGACAGTTCTTCCGCCCGCGCAACAGGGCGACATTGCAACTGAGGTTGTTAAGGGTCCAGATACTTTAATTTTAATTGATGGTTACTTTACCCAGCATCTTGCTCCTTGGCATAAAGAGATCCTCTTTGCTATTGAAAATGGATGCCGAGTCATTGGCGCTGGATCACTTGGGGCACTGCGTGCCGTTGAGTGCAAAAGATACGGAATGGAAGCTATTGGGGTAATTGCAAAATGGTATGAAGACTACACTTGTTTGGATGATTCAGAAGTTGCCTTGGCTCATTCTTGTGCCGAAGATGGATATGTGCAGTTGTCTGTTCCGCTGGTAAACATTCGCGCTACCGTTCAGGCTCTAAACGAAGATCCGGCTATAATCAAAGCGTGCGGCGAAATCTTCTTTATGGAAAGAAGCTGGCCAAAGATTAAGTCAGTTATTGGCTCAAAAGCTGACCTTCTTAAGGAACACTACGTTGATCAAAAGAAGTTAGACGCAATAGCGGCTATCGAGGTGGCCAAGGGGGCAAGGGAGGCCAAGTCTTACGAGAAGTCAGACCGCAGCATTTTTATGACTGCGTTATTGGCGACAGACATTACAGGCAAAAACGGAAAACGCCTTTGGGAGACGGCAAGGCTTCGGGAGGAAGCAACCGACGCTTGGCTTTTGGCTGAGTTTGCTGGCCTCCTTGGCATAAGAGCCTCTCAAGAACAGGTTGACGCCTGCTCTAGCCGTATGTGGGCTAACCTAGGGATCGACAACAAAGACGCTGCTGCGGCATGGCAGAAGGAGAATGACGTTACGGATGAAACGTGGAATTCGTTTGCATTTAAAGAGGCAGTCAAGCAAAATGCCAGAAATTGGTTTGACGCAATAACTTCAGGCGCAGAAGCCATCCAAGTAACTAACCGATATCAGCTTTTAAAAGGCAAATCTTATGGCAAAACCTCGTGAACTCTTTAATACTCCAGCACCTCAGGCAATGAGCCAAATGGGGGCCGGAATCGCAGAGGCTTATGCTAATGTTGGCAGGATACATGGGCAGGGAATGGCTGCAATGGGTCAAAGCATTGGCCAAGGCATTCAAGCTGGGGTTAGTGCATACACTGGGTACAAACAGATGCAGTCTCAAGTAAAGTCATCAGAGAATTTCTACAACACGATGAAGGAAGGTGGCTATCTTCCTCCAGAAATGACGGCTGGCATCGACAATACAGTCAATAGTGACGTGTACAAGAACATGGGCACGAGAGAGAAGGCTAATTTCTGGGGAGACGTGAAGTCCTATACAGGCAACGCGCTGGGGCAGTACTACAAGATGCAGCAGCTTGAGGCGGAGCAAGCCGGAGCAATGAATAGGGCTGTAACTGGCGCATTTGCAAGTAAAGCCGCAGAACTAGCTGGCACGCCAACGCCAGCAATGATTGTTCCTACTGAGACTGGGGCTGGCATTATATCTACAGCGCCACCCGTTGTGCCAATGCAACCGAGCCCTATGCAGCCAAGCGCACAACCAAGAAGTCCTTGGTTTAATTTTAAGCCAAGACAATAGAGTAATTTGTTATGCCTAATTTATCTTACTCAAATGTTCCAAGTGGCATCATGGAAATGCTGTCCACTGAACGCGCCAGAATCGAGCAGGCAAATCAATCTGCTGCTCAAGCGCGGGCATTGCAAGCTGCT